AGGCAGTATCTGCATCTCGAGACGGGGTATTTGCGTTTTGAAGAGCAGCATTGATACGCTGAGTTTCACGGACATTTGGAGATGGTTCATCGGACGGAGCAGATTCAGGCGCGGTAAATCCGAACACATCAGCGTTCTCATTTAGCCATGCATCAATCTGTTCAGGCGTACTTACGTCGCCAGGAATGAACTTGGCGACCTTAGTTGGTACGCCCTTCTGTTCCAACACTTCTTTGACAGAACGACCACGAAGGTCAGCCTGGATGGTTGCTAGCTGTTCAGCCAGTTCCTTCTTTTCGCGCTCAGCCTTTTTCAAAGCCTTGCGTAGGTTTGCAGGACCATTCTGATCGCCTTGTGGCTGATCGTCTAGGTCTAGGTCGTCTTCGTCTTCGTCGTATTGGTTTGCCATGTGGCACTCCCTTTTCTCTTTTGGTTGATCGCAGGCCACAACATTCTCCAGGGGAAGAGGTGTTGGCTCCCACTACCAGTCTTGGTTACACATGCAGGATGCTGGTCAATCCGCATGGAACTTAGTTATTAACTAACGCCTTCTTGCTCGCTGTAAAGGCTGCCCTTTGATGCGCCAGAAGAACCAGAGAACTGGTTAATCTCTTGCTGTTGGATGCGCTGTAAATTGAGTTGGGCTTGCGCAGCAGACATGCCATTGAGGTTGGCACCGGTCTGAGCAGCGGTAAGTTCATTACCCACCTGTGCTGCGTTCATGCCATACATATTTGCCAAGGTCTGAGTCTGGCCAATCTGCATAGCCACATTGGTAAATGCTTGGTTGGCTTGAGCCTGTGTAACACCTTGCGCAGCAAGGGTTGCAGCGTTCTGCTGGTTAAGGGCAAGGTTCTGACGAGCAGCTTCACCAGAAATGGTTGAGGCTTGAACCTTCTGCTGAATGACGCTTGCAGCAGTGGCAGGATCAAGCAGGTGGCTAACCATGTCTGCTTGGGTCAAGCCAAATTGCTGTTGCAACTGCTGGGTAACAAATGGATCTGTTGCTGTTACTGCTTGGGTTGCAGCGTCTACACGCTCGGAAACTTCAGCCGGTGAAAGGTCTGTTCCCATGAGTTGACCAAGGTAGGAAGACTGCATTAATGGGCTAGATGCTGGTATGCCAGCACGGCTCATAACGGCCTGATAGGACTGTTCTGTTGAGATGTATGTCGCAGGATCAAGTGGTGTTAATCCGGCCTGCTCACGGGCTACATTGCCCGAAAAACGGGTATTCCAAGCGTTAGCCAAGGCGACAACATTTGGATCGGTAGACTTGGCTGAGGAAGGGTTTTGAGCCAAAGCGGTAATGGTCGCAGCATCGTAGTTCTTTTGAGTCAAGCCAAGGATCGCGTTGCTAATCGCACCCGTTGGGTCAATGCCATAGCCAGCCAAAGTGGACTGTAAAAGTTGCAAAGCATTTTGATTGGTGATGTTTTGCTGGGCCTGCTGTAGTTGAGCAGCACTGCTGTTTTGAGCAGATTGGTTCATAAGGGTTTGAACCTGCTGTTGCAACTGAGTTAGTTGAGTGCCACCAGTGGCATTACCGCCAGCGCTGCTAGCAGTCGCAGCCGCTGTTGCGTCTGCTTTTTCCTTAGCAAGATCTGTTGCTTCTTGAGCCTTTGCTGCTGCTTCGGCAGATTGTGCAGTAGAAACATTTGTTGCCGTTGGTGTGACAGGGGCAGAACCGCCTTCTACATAACCGGTATTTGGATTAGCGGCGGGTGCTGTTGTAGCAGTCTTAGCAACTGGCTTAGCAGTAGGTTTAGTAGCCATTATTGTCCAACCACCAATCCGAAGTTACGCAACATTGAAGTTGCTGTATCCATAAGAGTGTTGCGAGCATTAGTGGTGTTAAGCCATGCTGGCTGTTGCTTGACAAGAGTAGTAAATGCGTCAAGGTTCATTGCGTTCTGACCATCGCCTTGAAGCGCTTTTGTCACTAATGCACCAGTTCCCGTTGGGTTGCCAAGGTCAATGCTGTCTGGGCTAACCTCAAGAAGGTTGGCAACCGTACTTGTGTACGGAGCAGCCAAGTCAGCAACGCTATAACCTTGGTTAATCTTATCAGCAAATGGCTTGTAAATAGCAGCTGCTGTGTTGCGAATGTTTGCTTGAATCGAGTCTTGGTTTGTTAAACCTTGAGCTGATGCAATCGCAGCATTGGTGAAATAATCGTTAGCAGTATTTACAGTGCCTGTGGCACCAGACCATTGTGGGCTAAGGAATTGAGAAGCAACTCCATATTGAGAAGCGTAGTTTTTAAGACTTGTAGCAGCAGTCGCAATTGCACCCTGTGCAGTTGAAGCATTGTTTGTAGCCAATGTGCCATGCTGTGCCACATATTGATCGACAATCTGTTGGCTAGGTTGAGCGCCGTAGTATTGGTTAAGGAACGCCATAACCGGTGAGCCAGAGTTTTTGGCTACTTCTTGGATCTGCTCTGGAGTTGCGTTGGCTGGAATTGATTGACCAAAGATAGATGGGTCAAATCCCTGCGCAACGGCAGACTCTTGCATTAACTTCAGTTCGGCATTGTAATCAGCCGCAAAGCCTTGACCGCCATCATTGGCATATAGGCTTGTATTGAGGTTTTGCAAGCCCTTCTGCATTGACTGCCAGTTAGGGTTTTGCTGTACTGTTTGGGCAAACTTAGTGCCAGTCCAATTATTATCGATAGCCTCATTGAGAATATCCATAATCCAAGGCGTTGTAAACGCCATAGATGCTATTCCGCCATATTCGCTAACGAACTGTTGTTGCTCATTTTGGGCAGGTGTATCCATTTTTCCTTCCCTCTTTAAGCCTGAATTGTCTGACGAGTTTGGTCATTAAGGTTCTTCAAAGCACCCATGTAATTATTCAATACATTGTATTGCTTATATTCACCAGTACCCATAATGAGGTTCTGGATAAAACTGTTAGCATCAACACCAGTTGATGTACGAGTACCTGTAACAACGTTGCGCTTACCTGTGTTTACATCGTAAGTAGCTACGCTGTTGTAAGTTCCAGGGTTGGCTTTTTCAGCAGCAAGTAATTCTGCGCCGTACTGAGCAATTTCCGCTGGAGTAGCAAAACGACCAACAAGGCTTTGCATGGCAGAATTGACCAAAGCCTCAATATCCGGCTTTGAAGTAATGCCATAATCTTGCTCATTGGTTACCGTTGGGTTATAGGTAAATGGGTTACGAGCAGCCAAAGACAGGTTTGAACCTGTGATTACTTGCGGGCCAGTGCTACCTGTAATTGTAGTTGCTGGAGCGCCGGTGGTTGTAGGTGATGGCGTTGGCAAAGTTGTAGAGGATTGTGTCTGCTGATTTGATCCAACGGCAGCAAAATACTGCGCAAATGTGGATGCTCCAAGTGGAGATGAGTTGCTGCTATTGCTAGTTGTTGTAGCCATTACTTTACCCTCTTAAATACGCCAGTAATTACATTGGTAAGATTTGGTTGCTTTTGTTCTAAATCTTGCAAGTAGGTAAACCACATGTTTTCGATCTGTGTGTAGAACGGTGTATGCGTTCCCATTGCTGTTGTATTTTGTTGCAAGAGCGCGTGGTAATCGTTGTAAGATGTAAGCAATTGCTGAATACCAGCGCCCTGTGGACCAGTTAACTTGCCTGCCTGTTGCATCTTCTGAAAATCAGATAGGGCATTTGCGGCATTGTTAAGACGATCTGGGCTTTGGTAATCTGAATACCAAATTGGGTTTTGCTGGCCATAATCTTTTGCAAGGTTATTCCACGCTTGGGTTGCTCGATAAGCAACCATTTTATTACCCTCTGATCTAGCTTGGGTAATAGTTGCTTGATATTCGGCGTATGGTGCTGCTAGGTCAGTCCAACCTTTTTGCACATAAACGGCATTAAGGAATTGCTGTGGAGTATCGTTGCCACGCAAGTGCATGGTAATCAATTTATTTTCAACCTGCAAAGCATCTGCGCTAGCAGCGTTTTGCGGAATTAAATAAGCAGAACCATTTGGGAACTGACTTTGCAGATCCTTGTTCTGATTAAGCCATGTGATTGTGCTATCAGCCAATGGAACATCAGCACCGCCGGCATTGGTTTTTGTCCGAGCGACGGTGTATGAAATTGAGTTTGTGCCATGCTTGGCCATAAACTCGTTAAGCGCTGTAGCAGCATCTAGTCCCTGACCGCCTTGTGATTTAGGCAAGGTCATGTTGAGATATTCAGAACGCAAACTCTGCAAGTCAGAATCGTAATAATCGTTGCTGACTGTTGGGGCCAATGGCAAGAACCATGAGAACAATCCCTTAATGAATAGGTTGCTCTTGGCGTTATTCTCGATCTTATCAAGAATTGCCTGTTGTTGATCTGCTGGCAAAGAAGCGTAGTTCTTGCCTAGATCGCCATTGAAATAAGCAGCTGCCAAAGCAGAGAGTTGAGCATTTGCGACAACATGTTCTTTGTCGTTCATGGTCAAGCCTTGGTACAAGTCTCTGATGCTTGAGTTTGGCATGAGTGTGTCAAGAGTGCCTTGGGCTGGATAGCCGCCTGAAGCAACATTGACCGCGCTACTCATCCAAGGAAATACCTTGGCAATATCATTAAGGGCAAGGTTTGCCATTGGTCCAGCACCAGGAACTTTAAGTTCTGGCAAAACTGTAAGCAAGGACGATGTGCTACCGGTAACAGATGTTGGAAGGTTGGTAAACTGCTTCATGCCAAGTGCATCAAATGCTCGCACTAAAGCATTTCCAACTTCGCCTACCACTGGGTAGACAATGTACTTTTGACCATTAGCATCTGTATGGACAAAGCCAGGTTGGTTGATGCTATTGAGAATCATCTGATACTCACGGAAAGCGGCTGGGTTATTGGAGATAACTCGACCATAACGCTTCAAAGCCTGCTCTTGAGCAAAGTAAAACGGCATAAGGTTACGATGTGCCATAGCAAATTGTGAGCGCAAAGCAGGGTTGTGAATTAAAGGAATGACATTGCCAGTTGCTTTTAGGTTGGCAATACGGATTGCATCTTCATCTGTCAAAAATCCTGAATCAACCCATGGCTTGAGAACGCGATAGTTTTCATATGCGTAATGGGTAAAGATTGGCTCACGCGAAACATTGTCAATAATAGGGTTGATTACTCGACGGTAGCCATACTGTAGAACCGAATCAAGTACGCGAGTAAGGCCAAACTGAGGTGTTTTGCCAAGCACCATAAGCGGGCTTTTTTCAACTGGGATATTGCGCAGTTGATCTGCATAAGTGCGCTCGCCGGTTTGAATGTTCTTTAATAGGTTCTCATGCAAGGTTCCGTCTTTGCCTTCAACCATGCCGCGAATCTGTGAGACTTTAGCATGAGCAAATGAAGCAGGATCGCCATTGCTTAGACCAAGCATTGTTGGGCGAATGTCGGCATATTGCTTTGGATCGGCAACGCGCTTCTGAAACAATTGCTCAACCTGTGACCATTGCTGATCGGCTGGCAAACTGCTAAATCCAGGTTGCTTTTTAAGATTAAAGTAATCGTTGGCAATGTCTTTGGACATTGCTTCGTTGCGTTCTTTGGAAAGGTTTAATGCCCAGAACTTGTGGTAACTCTTGTCGTTGGCAAAAAGGCCGCCAATGTTCTCACCGGCAACTGAGCCATGGCCATGAGTTTGAGCAAGAATATCTACACGATCTGAAGTATTAACTAACTTCTTAGCCAAGTGATCTGACGCTACGCCAGATGGAAGATACATTCCGCCATTTTGCTGGATTGACTTGTTGATAAAATCAACCTTGTCTTTGGCAAGGTATGGAGCAATCTTGCTAGCCACAAAGCCCAATGGGGCAACACGGCTACGCAAAGGAACAAGGTTCTTGTTTACCTGCTTAGATAGATCTTCTTTTTCAAGATCGCTGTAAGCGCTTACTTTATCGTTAATTAACTTTGTTACTTCGTTAGCCTCAACTGGCTTGCCAGTAAGCAATGACTCTTCATCTTCTGGCGTAATGGCTTGAGCCACATGGTCAGCGATGCGTTGAACTTCAGCGGCATTAAGGGCCTTCTGTGCTGAATACTTAGCACCAGTTGCGACAATGCGATTTTGAAGGTAACTGCCAAGACCATTGCGGACAACCTCGTTAAGCGCCTCTGAGCCAGCTACACGCAAACCAAAGCCTGATGTGAACAAAGTAAGTGGAGCAAAGATATGATCTGTGTAGTAAGAAAATCCATCATCGGCTTTGTTGTATAGCATGCCAAACTTGGTAGCATTTCTTACAGACTCATGTAATGTCTTAAAATCAATAAACGCATTGCCACCACGCTGATGTGAAGATACGGCGACAGTCTTGTATTCGCCATCCTTCATTAATACTGTGCCACCTGGAGTACCGGTGTTGTCGTAGTAGTACACGCCATGGTTAAGATCGCCACCTGTTGCAGCGCGCTGAGCGCGTGACATAACATCGTTGACAATAGCATCGTTATCTGGCAATCCAGCTGCCTTGACAACTTCCTTGACAAAGTTTGCGTAAAGGTTGTTTTTCTCGGCAAGATCTGGTTCGGCCATCATGTCGGCAACTTTTTCAAGAACAATATCGCGTGGCATTGAATACATGCCCATGTTGTAAAGTTGTACGCCAACTTGAGGATCATCCCAAGTAAATTTATTGCCAGACAATTCAAGTTGCTTTGGGTTAAGGCTAAGAGCCTTGTAGCCTGTGAATGTGCGAACCTTGTTCGCTAAGGCGTTCCAAGCATTGCCGGTATACAAGCCACCCCAAAGGGTTTTTGTTCCCGTTGGGTTGCCAGCTTCATCAAATTGAGGAACGAACTTTGGAAGCAAAAGGTTGCGCTCTTGGCTAACATCTGTAGCACCCTTTTGAATAATTTTATCTGTAGCCTTGCCAACCAAAGCACGGGCTAGAGTGCGAGTAGGCAAAACCAACAATGGTCCGCCATCCTTGTAAGCGTTTTCTGTAGTTTCTGTAGCGTATAGGTACTTGCCCATAACGCCAGCAACTTCTTTACCGGTTGAAGCATTGGCTAGATCGTTAGCCAACTTGTCGCTGAACTGGCTTGCTGGGTAAGCGCGTTGAATATCTACTGGGTTTGTACGCTTGGCAATATCGTCAAAAGCGCGCTTGATGGATGTGTTAAGCGGGTTGTTGTACGCATCAACAATCTGGTCGCTTGTATAAGCCTTGTTGGAAAGTGACTGAATAAATGTGTCAACCTTGCCACCTTGAGTAGCAATAGGCAGGGTTGATACAACTATCGGCTTGCCAACCTCATCAAGCAAAGTCTTGCCATCTGCTGCTGTAGCATAATCAAGATAATCACCTGATTTAAGGTTCTTGGCAATTTTTCCAATGTTAACCAAAGGATCTGCTTTAATATCAAAAGCAGCATCTGTAGCACCAGAGATTGCTTGACCTAAGCCAGCATTGGTGTTTTTGAGAAAACGAAAACCTGGGATATTAGACAATCCATTGGATAGGTCACGACCAGGAGATACAAGATAGTTTGGGTTATTTGAATCTTGAATCGAGTTTTTGAAACTTGGAAGCAAGCCAGCCAATGCTCGCTCTCCAGCAAGTGCAGCATCTGCACCTAGCATAGGATCATCAATCAATGTTCCAAGAGCAGCACCACCGGCAACTCCGAGAGTTGCAAGCAAACCTTCTGCTACGCCGTGCTTAGTCCATACGCTGTGAATAAACTTGTAATCTTTTTGTACTTCTTGCAGCGGAGCGTTAAGAGCGTTAAGCCCATCTTTAACGCCGCTAGGCATTTTATTAAACACCCAAGATAATGCGCCTTTTGCATCGCCAACAATGCTTGACCAAAGGCTAGGATGCTGGGCTGCGCTGTTTTGAACAGCGGTAGTTACGGCTGCTAAATGTGTAGAGGCAGCAACGGCAGGCAAAGCCTGTGGATTGTTAGACGCAATAGCATCAGCAGTTTCTTCTGGTGATTGCTGTGCAGTTAGCGCATACTGTTTAACTGCTGCGTTGGCAGAATCAACCGTTGCTGGGCCTGCAGTAACTGGAACTGAAGGGTTTGTAACACCAGGTAACGGCGCATTAGTCACAGAAGGTTGTGGCGTTATTGCCATAAATTACTTCCCCAATGCTGCTGCGAGACTCTGCAATTCTGGTGATGCATCTGGGTGCATAGCCAATGCTTGAATTGTCTGTTTTGCTGATGTGCCACTTTGGATCGCTTGTCCTGGTTGAATACCAAGGATGCTTGGTCCTGCTCCTGGACCCAACGCTGCGCCTTGTGTTACTGGCTCGTTAGGGCGTTGAGTAGGTGCTGTTAACGGAGTAACAGGTTGACCTTGTAACTGTTGTGGTTGTTGCTGTTGCTGTGCTGCCTGAGCCATCTGTGATGGCGATACTGGCGTTGGAGATGGCGTAGCAGCCATCGGAGCACCGCTTTGAATCTGCATCATATCTGTG